TCAGTCATGCACTCCTTCCGCTGCAATTTCCATTTGTTCTTCAAGTTTTGTAGCAAGATGATCAACCATACCATCCAAATCCATTTCATTGTTTATCTGATTGGTATTGTTCATTTCAATCTTGATTTCTGCGGTAGTAAATCTGTTTATTGCTTCTTGTTCTGCGATATCACGTAAGTATTTTAAATCTTCTGATGTAATATCCAAAGAATCTTTAATACCTTTTGTGTTGTCCGCTGTATCACCAACACCAGCACCCAATGCACCATCATCCAAAGCACCATTCATGGCATTGGCATAATCATCAGGGTTGGGAATATTTGAATCAAATAATGAACTAGGATCAAAGTTTGAAATAGAACTCTCTATCCCTTCACCTATGTTGTAACCAGCATCCCATGCTTCGCCATATTCAAACCTTCCAAGATGATATTGTGAAGCATCAAATTTTTCCATTACTTCTTCACCTTTGCCAAATGTTTGATCAACCCAACTGTTCAGATTACTTCGCCAACCTGAAACTGCACCAGCCAAATCTGAACCAAAGATTGTATCTATGGCACTGGCAAGACCTTCAAGTAAACCAAGTACATTATCGACTAGATCAAAGAATAGTCTAGCAACTGAACCAACTGGATCATTAAACACATTACCAAAAAAGTTTGCGAAGGCAGCTATAAAATTCCACAATACACCGAACGCATCAATGGCGAAGTTTACAACTGCAATAAACAAATTTCCTATGAATGCTCCAGCACTGAAAATTGCGCCAACGATGATTCCAGTTGCACTGATTGAAGTTCCTGTGAATTTGTTCCAAGCTGCCACGCCAGCATATAAAGCAGCTACAATAGCGATAATTGCAATCACAATCCAAGTAATAGGGCAAGCCAATAACGCAGCATTAAAGCCCCATTGTGCCGCTGTCGCTGCAAAGGTGGCATCACTTGATAGCCAAACAGCAGCCATGTGAACTGCTTCAGCTAATGTAGCCGCAGCCTTGATACCATTTGTTACTAACTGAACGGCATTATATGCAAGTAAAGCAGAAACATAAGCACCTAGTGCAATAGAAGCACCAACCATCAAAGGTTCAATGATTGACCAGTTTTCAGATACAAAGCCAGCTACTGAAGCGACTAGATCGAATATTTCAGTTACTACACCAGCCACAATGACAAGCGCAGAAACGATACCGTTCACCAAAGCATCAAATGATTCACTGTTTGCGATATCATTCAATCTTTGAAGAATCGGCTGAAATGCCATCAAGGCATTGTTCTTAATACTTGTTGCTATCTGACCGAATGTCTTGGGCATAGAATCAAATTGTGCATTTATATCATCCGTAGCACTTAGCATTGCGTTCTTTACAATTTCCGCAGTGATTTCACCATCTGAAGCCATTTCACGAATTTTACCAATAGGTACATCCAAATAGTCGGCGATTGTCTGAATTACGTTTGGCGCTGACTCAAACACTGCATTTAATTCTTCACCACGTAATACACCTGATCCTAATGCCTGGGTTAACTGAAGGGAAGCACTGTTCATTTCTTCTTGGCTTGCGCCAGCAATGATGAATTGCTTGTTCAGGTTCTCTGCGAACTGAATTGTTTGAATATTTGAATCAAAAGCATCTGATGCACGTAAACCAAGTTTTGCAACAATATCAGCTGTATCAGTGTATGATGCCCTTGATCGTTCGGCAGAAAGGAAAATCAAATCTTGTAATTGCTTAGTTGACTGTAACCCATCATTCATCATATTCAAACGTGCGGTTGTCAAAGTCAATTCATCTGAAATGTTGATAACATTGCTTATACCACGTAACGAAGCATAGGCAACAACCGCTGCACCAATCTTACCTTTCAGTTCATCCATCCATGAAGAACCTTCTTGAATTGAACTATTGAACTGTTCCTGTGCGCTCATGTTATCCCTGATGTTTCTTTCGGCACTGTCTATGGTGTTATTCAGTTGGTTGTAAGCCTGATTCGCTGTACCAACATCCATATCACCCATAGCAGCAGAAAGTTGTTCTTGCAGTTTGATAGCATCATTTAACTGCCCACGTAATGTTTCAATATCATTATTCACTTTATCTGCGCCGATATCATCCATCTGTGCATTACTTAACTGTTCAATCGTATTTTTTAGATTGTTTATCCTGTTATTCATATTCTGAATATCATTGATCATGTTATTTGGAAAAATATCAGTAGCCTTCGCTTGATTAGCGATATTCTGTTGATTTTGAATAACATCATCCAACATTGCATTCAAGGATGAAACTTCTTGTTCATAACGTTCCATACCATTTCCAGCGAAAACATCAATATTAGATGGTGTTACCCATTCAATGGGCGTTTCAACTGGTTTATTTGTAGGCTGATTCAATGGTGCGGAATCGTTGTTCACTGGATTTGTAGTTGTTGGTTGCGTTTCGTTAAGTTGCATAATAGCAGCAGCTGCCTGATTTGCCATATCATAAGCATTTTCTAAATTTGATGTATCAATGACACCTGTTGAAACTACATTAAGCGTTTCAAACGAATCTATCACCATGGTCAAGGCATTAGCAATATTCAACAATGGGCTAGTGATACCATCTTGTAGTTCAACTTTTGTTCCAATACTCATTATTTTACCCCCTTTCTTTAAGTTGCCTTCTATCCATTTCAAACTTTGCCATATCGAAATATGTTTTGGAAATCATTTCAAATTTTTCTTTACCCATCATTCGTTTAATTTCCATCAACGATTTTCTTTTGTATTGACTGTAAGAACTGTATATAAAAAATAAAAGTCCTTTTTCTGTACATAATTTTTTTGAAGGGCAAGACATAATGATAATAAAAAAATCTGCAATCCGTTTCATATTCGGTGCAGAACTATCTAATATCAATTTTCCATCTTTGCTTAAGCAGAAATTATGTGGGTAGTCTTGATCAATAAAAGTGATTTCTTTTATATAACCAGCTTTGATATAATTAAAATCCACCATCCATAAATCTTTGGTAATAACTCTAATATTTTTATTCATGATATACCACATCCTTTCACCATAAACTGTTTATCAGTTTATCTATATCATCAAGTTTGCTATTTATTATTTTAGGATTCACTGTTTCCTTTAGGCATTCTTTTTTGTTTATCAAATAACCAAAATATTCAGATTTGTATTTTTCCATATACGTTTTACCATAATGACTATTCCTTATCATCCTGATACCTTTGTTTCTTAATTGGCAAATATTTTGATATGAACAATTCAGTAAAATAGATAGTTCCTTTGCGTTCTTTACTTCTTGATCAATTCCATAATTTGATTGAATGATATACTTTATCCTTTGTACTCCATCCTTTTGAACATCAAACACCTGGTTCAAAAGTAAACGAGTATCTTTTTTTAATTGGTCATTAAATTCCATTTCCATAAATAACTTCATTTCCGCTTCACTATTTGGATCAGAAAGAACACTAAGTAAATCCTGATCGTCATTAAATTTCTGTTCTAAACTGATATCTTGAATTATCGAATCATCATTTTTGTTGTATCGCTTGGCATTCGTTGCACTGTTAAATAATTTATTTAACCCCCAATGAATTGAATTTCCTAGATACGTTGTAAATTTGTAATCACTAGATATATCAAAATCGTTGATACATTTTGTAAATATGATATATGATTCTTGTAATATATCATCAAAATCATAATGTAAATAAGGTATCATCCATTCATGTTTTCTTGTTATAAAATAGATAAGTTTTTTGTTCCGTTCAAACAAATAATCAAATGCAGTATTATCACCATTTCTATAACGAATGATCAATTCTATACATTCCATATATACACCTATAATAAAAAACTTAAAATGTAAGTTTCTGTATATCTAAAAACCGCTATTTTACAAATGGCTTTAGAGATATTTCTAATTACCGTTGATACATCACATTTATATTTGTAGGCAATATTATCCATAGTTTTTTCTAGGATATATTTATCATAAAACATATCAAAGTATACACTTTCTATGTTTTTTTGAAGAAATTGCAATGATTTTTTACAATCTATTAAGAACAACTTATCTGTAATTTCTATTTCATTCTTATCTTTTGAAGTTAGCATGATTCTTCTAAATTCAGCCATATCTGTATCAATCCTTTTTTTAAAATAAGATTTAAAGTTTTTTGATTTCATGTGTTCACCCTCCTAAATTCATGACACAATAAAACAACTTACCTTTTTAACTGCTTTTTAAAAGGAAAGTTGTTACTATCGTGTTACTAAACAATGTTTTATTTCGCTATATTTGAAAGTTAACTTTCAAATTTATCAACAGTTGGATTTATAAAATTATCCAATTCTTCAGCAAGTTCAATAATCTTATCCTCACCATCTAATTCCATGTAGGAATCTTCTACTAATGCCATACCAAATGAATTAACGATAGTCATATCACCATCTGCTTTTGGATATAAAAACAGATTTTCTGAATACATCATAAGACCATCATATAATTCAATGATAGTTTCATATTTTTCCAATGATTCAAAAGTTTTTTGAAAATCTTTTCTGATTGTTTTTGAAGTGTCATATTTTATGATATCTTCAATTACTTTTCTGAATGTACGCATTACCTCATAATCATTCAGAAACTCCTTCAGTATGGAAAAAGCCATTTCATCCGTTAATTCTGTGTTATGAATATTCAGGAACTGCAAAGCGTTACTTATTTTCATTTGATAATCTTCTGATTTACTTTCCTGATCAGGAAGAACTTGCTTCTTCACTTCATCCAATACTTCTTTCAATCGTAAATTCAATTTGCGATTCAGCATATCATAAGAATCATTCACTTTCTTAAATTCTTCCAAAATCAATTCTCTAAAGCCAACCACAGTATATCGGTTATACACTGCTGGCATTTTATACTTGTCTATAATCTGCATGATTTCATTCTGCTGCATGGCAAAACTTTCTTTGTAAACGTCTATTACTCTTTTAATTTTGTTTGCTAATTCTATTTTCATTTTTCTTTACCTTCCTTTTCAGATTTAATGTTACATTCACTTTTTAAATAACTTTGTATTCAGTAGTACACCTATATAGGATTTCATTTCAACATTCTTCAACAATTTACGAATGACACATTCTAGCCTAGTAGTTGACTTCCTATCTTATCCACATCCTTTACTGGATACCACAATCATATGGTTGTCTGTGTTACATTCAACCATTCGATTTATTACACATAATTCATTCACTCCCTTCTAAACTGATGAACAAGCAACAAAAAACCAGGCACTTACACCTGGTTTCTCATGCTATATCAACCGCATATCTCAATTTACATTTTTAACTATACTAATTATATCATTGCAAAAATACGTTGTACAGACTGCCTACAAGGTATAAAGTCGCATATATGCGATATATTATTATTCAACTACATAATACATCAATTTAATCACATCATCACTGAATAATATACTTCTTAATCTTTCAATAAGTTTCTTCTTTTGTCTTGATATTGTTGAAATATCACAATGGAAGTGTTCGGCAATTTCTTCATGTGATTTACCTTGAAAATACTTCATTGGTATCAATTCATAATATACTTCACTGTTCTTCAACTTATCAAGTGCTTCATTGATGATGGTAATGAAACGCTTTGTAACTGAAATTCGTTCATCATCAAATAAAATAATCGATTCTTTGAAGTTTTCATAATTATACAAGAGATACTCCACTTTATTGAATGGTATTTGATAGGCATACTGAATTACACGCCTTTTGGTTATCTTCTCAATTTCTTCATCAATAATTTTATAGACTACGTTTTCATCTATCATTGTTCATCACCGTTTACCACTTCTTCTCCATTCATGATTTCAATTTCATTGGCTTTATCATATGACCATGTTCGTTCAGAAAACTGTTCATCTTCATTTTCCTCAATGACTGTAATTCCTTCATAATCATCTACCAATTCACTGATTTTATTTTCCACTATTGGATAAGATGGGTTATCAAAACCCTGTATTCTAAATTTATCACTGCCATTTTCATCATACGCATCACCAAATGCATAGAGTATTGTTCTTTTCATGTAACCATCCTTTCCTAATATCTGATTCATAAGGACATGGTGGACTGGCTAAACGCTTAATTTATATTACTTTTTTTTTACAGAATAATTAAAAATTTATAAATGTTTTTTTACCTTAAATATTAAGAAATATAAATAAGCCCGTCCAGCTTGTCCACCCTGTCCATTTGAAATTATTTATACATTTTCAAAAACTGTTACTTTTTTACCTTTGATAACATGTCTAACAGTTTTTATGTCTAGCTGTCTTTGCATCCTTTTTGAAAATTCATTTTTAGCCAAGGGAACATAGCCATTGTTTATGCAATAACCTTGATACTTACCATATACATCACCCACTGGTTCATTCAAAATTTGTTGATCAGTTTCTTCACATTCATTTATGAACGATAGCAAAGGGTTGTTTCTAATAGAATATTCTTCTAATTCTTTTTGAACTTTTGTTGAACTACTGAATTTTTTATTTGTAAGAACACGTTTAAGACCATTTATGCCAAGTAAGATGAAATATTCTATACACTGTTGATTTTTGAGTTTCCACATAATCTGCGGATCGTACCCATCATCATTTTCTGAAAAAGTAGCATTAAATGGTACAATCATAAATCTTCTTTGTGCTGCCCCTGTTTCATCCTTCATTCTTGGTATTTCATTAGCACTGAAAATCAGTTTACAATATGGGTTGAATTCAAATTTTGGTTGACCTTTTTCTTCTGCTTCCACCTTATCACCTGTGACTATCTTTTTAAACGTAGATGTATCAGACTTAAATTCACCGCTTATATCATCACCCAAATTTGCAAGTTTTTTATATAATCTTACAGTAGAAAACTTTGCATCTAAATTTTTCATATCTATTGCACTAATATTATTGTTTCCTAATATCGTATTTATGATAGATATAAATGTTGATTTTCCGTTTGATCCAGTACCAGTTAAAATAAATGACTTACCCCCAGCTAGTGTATTGGAACGATAGAAGCATGAACCAATTACTTCTTCTAGTATATTTCTGATTTCTTTATCATTACATGATATTCTATCCATCAAATCATCAGCAAGTTCACTATAAGCATTGATATTGAAATCCCAGGGGATTTTATTGGTTACTATGATTGATTCACTATACTTCAGCAAATCCCCTGTGAGAACGTCTAAAATACCATTTCTAAAGGGAATTAAGTGCGGTGGTGAAAGTTCTGCTTCATCACATATTAACAATAGGTGATTCAATACTTCTTTCCTCTGTGATGTTTTTAATGATGATATTTGTTCAACCATTACCTTTTCAATTTCTCTAAGATCATATTCATAGACACCATCATGATAAATATGAAGGTTACCATCTATCAAAATAATATGTTTGTTGTTTTTTAGGAACGTAGCGAATTTATCATGTAAGAACTTGCCATTCTTGAAGAAAACAGGCTTCGCAAATGCTTCATCACGAACTACAATTTCAAGTTCGCTTTCTGACAATGGTTCTTTCAAAACGAAACTGTTTATCAATCGTATTGTTTCCCTCGCTTCTTCAACGCTGAAATCATTACTTTGTAGCGTTAGGATATAGTTGAATAAAGATTGATTTCTTCCATCACCATTTTCCATATCCAAAAATTCCATATTCGTTTTTATTGGAAACAACCACTTTGGAAGTGGATCAGCTTCTTCATCTTCTGATGTGTCGTATATAATCTTACGTTCAACACCATTGAACTTTAAAACTGAATAAGAATTTCTTTTTCCGATCTTAATATCAGCAGTTACACCAACAGCAAGTGAAGCATGAGTTCTATTTGATTCAACACTTGTATTCTTGAATAAGAAATGCTTTCCACGAGTTGTTTCATACACTCTGCATCTGATTCCTTTATCCTTGATGATTTCAAATAACACTTCACTTTCATCAAAATCATCAACATCAATCAGGATGGTATTTTGTGCAAGGATTCCAGCAAATTCATTTAATGGCGAAACCTGATCATAACTTTTGAAATCAGTTCTATTTTTGAATTTTTCTATACACTTCTTATTTTTTGTTTCAACGTACCCTTTGAAAAACACTATTGTTCACCATCCTTTCTACATGCTATTTGCACACATAAGGAAGTATAAGAAACGATTGCTTCATCACCGCTGATTTCATCATTTTTCAGTTTATCTTCCGTATCCTTCAATTTCTGAATAAAGTTTGGTACAAATTGATTTATTATTTGTTCTTTATCCTTCAGAAGTTTAAGGACTTTTTCTTTATCATTCATAAATTTGCGCCACCTTCCCATTTAATGAAAGGTATTCATCATATGCCAAAAGAACGTTGCTCTCAAAGTTATGCTTTTGAATAGATTCAACTATTAAATTTCTTCCATGAAACCCATCTAACATAATTGAATAGATATCATCCCATGCTACATTTAAATGGAGTTTGTTCAGAATTTTTCTAATTGCTAGAACGATATTACAAAAGTCAATAGTATGTTTGTATTGCTCAAAAGAACCAAACACCACCTTTCTTCTATCTTGAAGAACATCACTTTCAAGTTTTCTATTCAAGTGGTAAATCTGAAATGCATCACTAAGTTCATAAGTGTATTTTTTTGATCCTTTTATGAATACCACACAATAAGAACCATTTCTTACTTCCAACATCACTGATAAGTCCAAATAAATCCCTGGTTCGTTCATTTTTTTCATTTTAACATTTCCTTTCTGCGTTTTGATTTGGTTACTGATAGTGCGCCAACACTAAACTAAATCTTCAACTTTTACATTTAATGCTTTTGCTACTTTGCCAACAGTTGCTGGCTTGCACTCACCATTAGAAGCAATTCTTCTATATGTCTGCTGTTGAATATTTGCTTTCTTGCACAATTCATATGGATTCATACATTCATTAGCAAGTGCAATTTCAAGTTTAATTTTACTAATTTTCATTTTTTCACCTATCCTTTCTATTGACAGTATCATTTGCTACTGCTATACTGATTATAAACCAATCATATGATACTGTCAATAGCTGTTGATATTATCTTTTGCTACTGGTATAATCAATGAAGGAAGGTGATAAAATGGATATAAAAGATAAAATTAAAAGTTATAGAAAATCTAATGGTTTAACACAAAAACAACTTGGTGAAATGATTGGTTCATCTGAAGGCATGATAAGACAATATGAATTAGGGTTGAGAAATCCAAAAATGGAAACTTTGACGAAAATCGCAAATGCACTGAACATAAATCTTTTTGATTTTGTTCCATTAGCTGAATGGGAGTCAAAACTTAATGGAAATGGGGCGTTATCCAAGGAAGTAGCCCTTATTGAAGAAATTCAAGCACAGTATGGTTCAGATACAGTTCAGATGGTTCAATTTTTTAATGAACTGAATGAAAATGGAAAGCAAAAGGCATTAGAAAATATATCTGATCTATCTGAAATCCCTAAGTATAAGAAGTAAAAGAAAAAGAATCCCCAGTGTTGGCGCACCAAGGATTCAAAACAATAACCAAATCAAAACGCAGAAAATTGAAATGGTCATTTTTATTATACCATTTCAATCTAAATTAAACAATTAAGAAAGGAATGGTAATATGAGAAATCCAAATGGCTACGGATCAGTAGTAAAATTATCAGGAAATAGAAGAAATCCATTTATGGTTAGAAAGACAATAGGATGGAACGAAAAAGGTTATCCTATTTACGATATTATTGGCTATACCTCTAGTAAAGAAGCTGGAATGATCATGCTGGCAGAATACAACAATGATCCATGGGATATAAACGCTCACAAAATGACATTAAAAGATTTATATGAATTATGGCTTGAGAAGAAATATCCAAAGTTAGGGAAATCACTTCAAGGATCATTAAAATCTGCGTATAAACACTGTTATAAAATTCATCTTATGAGGTATAGAGAAATCAAGGCTATTCACATGCAAGATTGCATTGATAAGTGTGGGAAAGGTTATTCTACACAATGGGCTATAAAAAATTTGTTTGGGCATCTTGATAAATTTGCACTTGAACTTGATGTTATAAACAAATCATATGCACAACTAATCAATGCCGATCCAATACCTGAAACAACCAAAGGACGATTGAGTAATGAACAGATAAATACTATATGGAAAATATATGAATCAGGTGAATACCCATGGGCTGATTCCATTCTTGTATTTATATACACTGGATTCAGAATCAGTGAATTGCTTTCCATAGAGGTTGCAAACGTTGATCTTGATAATCGCACTATTACTGGTGGTATGAAATCTGAAGCTGGTAAGAATAGAATCATACCTATTCATCCATTGATTTATGATATTATCGTAAAAAGAATGAACGAAGGTAACAAATACTTATTTTCTCTTAATGGGAAGCATTGTTCAAAAACGCAGTATTATGAATTTTGGTATGAAATTATTGATCAGCTTGGCGAACACAGAACACCACATGAGTGCAGACATACATTCAGATCATTACTTGATGATGCTGGTGCAAATAAGAAGTGCATTGATATGATGATGGGGCATAAATCTAATGATGTAGGTGAGCGCAGATATACACATAAAAGTATTGAAAGTTTACGTGAAGCAATAGAATTGATAAAGAGATAGGTGTGAAAGCCTATCTTTTATTTATGTTCATTCAAAACTGAACTAGAAACACGTTAGTAACAAAAAACGCCCCAACCCACGGTTTTACCGCAGATTGGGGCTTTACAAAAACATTATATCATAAAGCAATGTTCTCATATAGTAAAAAAGCAAATACTTTTCAC